TTTATCAAATATTTTCTTTATCATATCTTAAATGTTAAAAATTAAACTTACTAATGTTCTTGCCGTAAAGTAGCATAAAACTGCTGCTAATAATGTTATTGTAATTTGTTCTGACCTTGTTAAATCTTTCATTTTATTTGTTTTTAAAATTATTGTTAAGCAAATCTAATATTTATCTACATATAAAAAAAACTTATTTACATTTATTTTTAATTTTAACATTCCTTTAATATTTTAACAAAAAAAAGAGAAGCTAATTTGCTTCCCTTAATCTTTCAATTTCTCTTTCTAAATAGTCCTTTGCTTTTAAAAGGTCTTGTAATTCGTCTTTCTTTTTACCAGCTCTGCATATATATTTCAATATGTTTCCTCTGCTAAAATTAAGGTTAAAATCGTTTATTACATCAATTACATCGTAATCTTTGCCATTGTCATAATGTGTTTGTGTTGCTCTCATAATTATTCCTTATATTTATATAGTAAATCTTTTTTAATTAAATATGCTTTTTTACTTTTAGTATCTCCTTTGCCTACAAACTCAACGTATTTTAAATTATTTTCTAATATACATTTTTTTATGTTTTTTGTTATAAACCAGTTATATTCATAACCATCATATATAACCCAGTATTTAGCAGTTGTTGTACTTAATGCAGATGGCTTATTGTTAAACTCAATTTCAATAACAATATTACTTGTGTATTTACTTTTTTCATCAGATTTAACTTCAATGCCTATATTTAATTCTGGTACAAAAATATCATATTCTTTGTAGTAACCATCCTTTATATACGCTTTATTGTACTTTATTTTTATTTTATCTAAAATAAAATTCTCGTGTACCTTCCCTCTTTTTAAATCTCTTTTAAAGGTGTTTTGTTCTGTTATCATTTTCTTTTTGTTTATCGTATTCGTATATTTTAGTGTATAAATCCCAAATTGATTGATATCCTTCTTGCAAATCAAATTCTTTACCTTGCATATAATACTGAGCTTTATGCCCTAGTTGATACTTTACCTTATAGTTTGCACCAGATGATTCTAAAGTTATCACAAAACCCTTATTAAAGCAATATGATTGTGCTTTATTGTCGCAATTCTTAAATGGTTTTAACTTCTTTTTAATCTTCGCCATCTATATTTTCCCATAATTCAATAAACTCCAATGCTTTCTGAACACCTAACGCTTCGCAAGTTCTTTTTGCTTCAACCAAAACCAACCAGTATTCGTAAATATCATTCCTATCTTTAGAAGTAAAGTAGTTATCCAAACAGCTTCTGTACGCTATTCGGTGCAATTGATTGCATTGTTCTTTGTCATTCATTTTTATAGGTTTAAATCGTAAAATTCTTTGTTCTCTAAATACTTGTAATAATTCTCTGTGGCTAAATCCAGCTTTGCATAACCACCTTGTATAAATTCATCATCAAACTGAAAGAATCCAACCTCTTTTGTTTTTTTGTCAACAACAGCATATTTAAACTCAAAGCAATCAAATAACTCTAAATATAATGCAGCTTGTAAATCATATCCATACATCAAAGCAGCTTCTTCAAAAGTATCAATATCGCTTGTTGTTTTTAAATCGCATACAATACCAGCAAGAAGCATATCCGCTTTTCCTCTGAATGGTAAACCATTATAATATCCAACCGCTGGAAGTTCAAACGATGCTTTTTTAACAAGTTCTTGGTACTCTTCATTCTCCAATACCGCTTCTGCAATTGCTTGGCATCTGTTTAGTTCTGCTCTTGTGTAAACCGATTGTGATGGTTTTTCTTCAACTGCTAATTTATACGCTTTACTTCCCTTTGTGCTATCAATTATTGTTAACTCTTTAATCCTATGCGGTTCTAAAGCCAATAGATGTATCAAACGCCCATCTCTGAATGGTTGTGGTTCTTTTGCCTTTGCTGGTTTATTTAGTTCCCTTACATATGCTTCTGGAGATTCAATCAAACTTTTACACATTGAACTGCTCAAAGCGTTTTTACCAAGATACCCATAGTAGAATGAATCATCCATCATTTTTTCAAGTATATCCTTTTTTTCAAATTCTTCTCCGTTTAATAGTTTAATTGTTTTCATCTTATTTTAGTTTTTATTCTTATTTACATAATGCAAAATAAATTCATAGTCATTATCATCAAAATCTTTTTGTAAATCATCTACTTCAATACAAAAAAAATAAAATTTATTTGTTTCGTGAAACTTAATTTTATAATCATAATAATAAGTGGGAACGTAATCGCTTGTTTCTTCTATTCTTAATTTTTTACTAATTAATGCAACGTAATATTTAATATTTTCTATCGTGTACATCTTTATTATTTTAGTTTTTTTGCTTTGTTTATATTTAGTTCTGTTATCTCTTTCTTTACCCAAAAACGTTTTTTAAATTCTGTTGTTGCTGGAAGTGATTTTGTAAACCACTTTTGTTCAATGTCGTTTAGGTTGAATAAATAGATTCCTTTTGGTGTACTATTTATGTAAATTGGAATATCAAAATTTTTATCTGATTCTTTTAAAATAGCATCGTATTTTGATTTCTCAAGAATTAATGTATCGTAATGTTTTCTTCTGCACTTTAATTCAATTCTGCTTTGTGTTTCAATATCGTAGCAATCCCATCTTGATATTGGATTCTTACTGTTTACTAATGTTTTGTAATGGTTTTTTGAAAGCCATTCAAATAAATCTTTTTCCTTCCAGTTGGTCATATGTTGTAAATATAACACATTTGTTAGAAAGTATAATCATTGTTTATAAACTCTGGCAATCCGTTTTCATTTACTTGAAAGCTAAATGTTTCAAATGGTCTGTTTCTGCTTCTTTTACATTCAACAGTTACCCAACCTTTGTTTGCATTGTTCTTTTCTAACTTAATTTGTGTTTCCGCTTTTTTTTCAAGTGCTGAACCCAAATTTCCGCTTGGCTTATCGCTCCCAAAGTTTTGATGTATTATAGTTGTAATATGACAATTTAGTTTTCCAGACCATTGCAATAGCTTTTCAGCAACATTATTGGCTTGTTCCATATTATTTACATCGGAACATAAATCAGCACAACCATCAATGATAACTAAACCAATTTTTTCATCTTCAAATTTATCAAATAAAATATATTCAATAAAATCAATTTTACTTTTCCAACTCATTTCTCGCAATGCATAAATATGATAATTATCATCGTTTTGCAAATCATTCATTACTAAAGGTCTTCTTGCTAATTTACTAACGTGAAATTTTCCTTGTTCTGTATCAAAATGAATTATCTTTCTTCCTCTTCGATACCCTTTTATTTTACCACTAAATTTATTTGAACCACTTTGGTAAGCTGATACAAGTAAACTTGTGAGAAAGGATTTACCGACTTTTGGAAAAGCTTGAATAAATGAAAAGTTGCCATCTGTACCAATTGGAACTGGATATTCCGAATAAGAACCATCAAAATTTCTGTCTTGATATATTCCACAACTAATAGCAACTGGCGGATATTTAATAACTTCTTCAACATCAATACTTGAATCTTCTTCAAGTTGCTGCATCAACATCCTTGTTGCTTCTTTATCATCCGCTGTGTTTATTTTGTTCATCATCTATATATTTCTGTATTTTTGTTTTATAAAATTTGCCAAGAATATTGTCGTTTAGGAATTTATCACTTTCCAAAACATTCTCTTTGAACTGCAACATAGTTTCGTAATATGTCATCATTGTTCGATTGTAGCAAATGTACATTATTTCTCGGTAACAATCTTTAATACCCCAAATTTTTGTGTGTATATTGCTTCCAGTATATTTTAACCAATTACTTTCAACGTATTGAATACGCTTTCTCTTATATCCTTTTAATGGCGGTTTAGTACGCTTATTAAGGAATATCTTTTTACCAATATACAATTTGTCTGTTTTTAGATTTCGTATCTTGTAAACGAACCCAATTGCTTCTGCTGGTAAATCAGTTCTATCTTTTATAACTTTTCCTTTGTAGTGCCACATAAATGTAAAAAAGGGATGCTTTTAAACACCCCTTGTTTTAATTAATTAAAATGGCATATCGTCTGATGCAACTGCTTGTGCCTCTTCTTGTCTAATTGCTTTTTCGCATTTTCCATCTGTCCAAATTACAACACCGTTTCCGATGTATTTCTTTGGTTCTTTTGCTTCTCTTTGCTCTTTGCTTTGAGAATCAAATACTGATGCGTTTTGCCCATAGGTATTTGTATCATCATTTACAGATACTGTAAAGTTGTAATA